CCCCCCCCCCCCCCCCCCCCCCCCCCCCCCCCCGCGCGCCGCGTGCTCCCCCCCCCGCCACAACTCGCGGTCATCCAGATCCAACAGACCCGGGTTCCCGTCCGGCGACCACTCGTCCCAACAGGTCCGCCCCGGGTTGTCACCCAGGGCGTCGTCACGGACACGCGTGAAGACCTCGCCGTCAGCCTGCGGGCCCGGCGGGGTCCCCGTGAACAGCCACTGCGGGTTGCGCAGCGGAGCCGCCGACGTCGTCGGCATCAAAGCCTCCAACGCGTCGTCGTTCATCTCCTGCGCCTCGTCCATAACCAGCGTGTCTACCGTGAAGCCACGCGCCGAGTTCTTCGACCGGGCCACGATCTCAATCGACCCGCCGTTCGACAGCAAGACCGCCTCCTGGCCGTTCACCGACCGGATCGTCTTCACCAGGGCGTTCAGCTCCGGGAACTGCGCAGCCGGGTCGTTCGCCTTCTCGCCGAAGAAAAACTTCAAACGACGGAAGTGCTTCTGAGCCGTCTTCACCTCATGGGCCGTGTGGAGGATCCGCTCCCCCAGAGCCACCGCCCCGAAGACCTCGCGGACCTCGAGGCACACGTTCTTCCCGTTCTGGCGGGGGACCGACAGGCCACACGTCAGGTGGGCCCAGCGGCCGTGCTCATCCAGCGCCAGCCACGCGTCCAAGACCTGAGCCTGCCACGAATCGGGCACCAGGCCGTGCTTAGTGATGAACTCGCACGCCAGGTCCCCCATGGTCCGGTCGATCGCAGTCGACCGGACGGTCTTAGGCGCGCTGGCGGGCACGCACGGCCTCCTGGAAGTCGACCAGGCCACTTGCCGGGTCCTTGGCCTCCGCGGCCTGCTTCACCTCGGTCTTCGAGGGCCGCTGGGACGTGGGGATCCCCAACGCCTGGCTGATCGAGTTGGTCAGCTTGTGGGCCTCGCCGATCAGTGGGCCACGCCGGTACTTGGGGGTTCCGGCCATCGACTGGAGCGACAGGTTGTACAGGCGCACGAGTTCGGCGATGTGGTCCCAGTCACGGGCGTCCTCGGGCACCGGGGCCAGCAACTCGGAGTCGTCGTGGATCTCGGTAGCCATAAGAGCCCCTTATGGAGTTGTTGCCAGTTAGCATGCGCAGTTATGAACTTTATCACACCGGGAGAGGTACTGCACTATGCCTCCGGGGGTGCTCTGCTACCCCGAGGAGGTTTCCCTCCCCGGGGTGCTCGGGTTGCGTCTTGATCTCGCGCTGGACTTGAACTCTCGAGTGATCGAAGTAGACGCGGCTCTTCGACCGTTCCGTGTCCGGCGGTGCTTTATTCAGTTTTCGGTTGAGGAGCGCCGTGGCCTTGGGCTTTCCTCAACCTCTTGACTCAAGGTTACCACACGACGTCCGTGGTCGCAATCTTGACTTGTGTGGCGTTCACCACATCGCGGCTTCCGTCTCCTCGGCGCTGGTTGCAGCGGCGACACAGCGCGCGGCCGTTGCTCAGCTCGTAGCCACCGCCGAACTTGAACGCGACGACGTGGTCAGGCTCTGCGCTGTTCGGTCTCATGCTGTGCTCGTAATCCAGAGCCACGCCGCAGATCGGGCAGTTGACGACGCCGCGGGCTTGTTCTGCCGCCAGCACGCGTCTGCGCCAACGCCTGTGCTGGCCGCTGGCTGTCCGTCCCACGATCCCCTCGCAGTCTGTGCCCGCAGCGTCGTCTCCCCAGCAGTCCCACCAGGAGACACGTTGGTGGGTGCTTGGGCACCAGTATAGCGTGGACACACGGGTGGGTGCAAGCCAGGAGTAGGGTGGTCTTCGTCACATACCCGGTGCCGGGCCACCCACCGGGTGGTTTGACCGACCCGCCCCCCTGTCGCTCGGACCCATGGGTGGTCGCGGTCACGTACCTGGGCTGGCGCTCACCCATGGGCGCTGGCGCTCACGCACCTGGGTGCTCGTGCGTCGTGCGTGCGTCGCGTGCGTACGTGAGACGACCTCTCCCTACCGATCGGTCAGCCGAGATTTTTTGGGACCAGTTACGCGCGTACGCGTACTGCACGGCCCCCTTCCGATCCGATCACTTGTAGGAATTGCAGAAAAAATTATAAAAACTAGTCCCAGTTCGTGTCGTTGTGTGCGGTGGTGGTCGGGGTCCGAGAGCCAGAGTCGTCAAAAAATTAGCCAGTTGACCCGCGTCGTTCCGCGGCTCTCACGGTCGGGTTTTTTGTAGGTAAGACTTTTTTGGTAGAAATCGCTCAGAAAGTCTTTTGTAAATCGCTGTGTGCCCGAGAAAGACTACAAGCGGAGCACCGACTTGCGCAGGGATCTGTTCGTGTGCTACAATCCTTTTGGGAATCGTCAGAACCGATTCTTCTCAAAAATCCGGACTCTTTATATAAGAGTCGCTTATCCGAACAGGAGAGAACCATGAGCACACCGATCGCTGGGCACCGAGTTGGACCGTGCCCGCCGGAGTTCCAACTGATTGTGGACGACGCCTACGTGGAGATGGCCCAGTCCATGGCTAGATCGGGTCGTGTGTCTCGCGGCCCGGGTAGTGGCCCGACCACGGACATGGAACGCATGGCGCTGGAGAACCTGGTGCGTGGGCTGATGGACAAGCCCCGGGCGTGGTCCCGTCTGTATGGACCGTGGGAGGCGTGGCGCGAGTCCACGGCCCGACAGGCTCTGGCCCGGTTGCGGGGTCGCCGGTCGCTGGTGAAGGAGTTGGACGTGGCCCGTACGCGCGGGCACCTGGAGCTGCGGCTGCTGCTGGACGTGCACACGAACGCGACGCTGCACGGCCAGCGCTGCTGGTGGGTCTGGGGCCAGTTCACGCCGGGGCCGCCGGACGTGGGCACGGAGTCGGATCGTGACCGGTTCCTGCGGCTGGTGAAGGTCCTGAGCGACCGGGGCGACACGGAGCTGATGACGGACTTGTTGATCCGGGGCGAGGACTTCCCGGACGGCTACCCGGACCGGGAGTACGTGGACCGGTGGCTGGGGGACTACGGGCTGCCGATTGATCTGTAGTTATCACGCGTGATAGACTCGGATCATGAGACCGATGAGTGCGCCCGGGCCGGTCGTGGCTGCAGACGGGCTGACGGAAGAGGAACTGACTGGGTTGCAGGACCCGCGCCTGTTCGAGGCGCCGATGCCGCGGGGGAATAAGCGCCGCACGGTGCTGGAGGCGGCGCGGGTACTGGAGCGCAGCCCGGGGCTGTGGTTCCGGTTCTATGGGCCGTGGCCGCTGCAGTCGCGTGGCGCCCACCAGGCGGCGAGCCACCTGCGGCTGGGTCAGCGGTATGGCGCCCAGCTGGGTGGCCGCAGGCTCGAGTTCCGGGCTACGGCGTGGCGCGGGCACTGGTGGGTGTTCGCGCGTCACAACCCGGACGCGGAGCCGATCCCGACAAGAGACTGACAGAGAGTGACAGGAGACACAAACCATGTGTGATGAACGTAACACAAACGAATCTGCCGACGTAGGACCCCGGTCCTATACTCTGCGCATGACGAGGGCGGAGTGGCCTGAGGCTCGGTTGATCCGGGTCCTGATCGGGACCGCCGGTGGGCGCCTGGTGAAGGACCTGCTGGCCCTACGCGGACCCTCCACGCCCCGCGGCTTCCAGTACCTGCTGGAGGACGGGCGGGTGATCGACCCCCGCGAGGAGGCCGACGTGATCGAGGCCTACCACGCGGTCATGAGTCTGGGGTCGCGGCTATGGTGACCACGGACACGCGTGTGGAGCGCCTGAACCCCCGCGGGTTCATGCGTATGATCGCTGCCGCCGGGCTGGTCCGCCCCACGGTGGCCCTGGACACCGAGACGTCCGGGCTTCACCCGGACGACGGGGCGCGGGTCTCGACCGTGTCCGTGGCTCTGGTCCTGGAGGGCCGCGAGCTCGAGTTCATCCGTCGCCACCTGTGCGAGGGCCAGCACCTGTGGGACTCGGGCGTGGTCACGCTGCAGGCCGAGACCTACGCGGACGGCGTGGACCCGGTCTGGATCCTGTCGGCTGCGTGGCCGTTCGACCAGGGCGTGGACGGCACGGGCAAGCCGGAGGACTCGGGGCAGGGCGAGCTGATCCCGGCCACGTCGAACCAGCCGCACAGTCAGTGGCGCGGTCTGTGCGAGGGACTGACAGGCCCGCCGGCCGGTTCCCATGATGGCCCGCCTGAGGGCTGCGACCTGGTCTTCCACCACGCCCGCTTCGACCTGGCCATGATGGCCGCGGGCGTGCGCCGGTGGCCGGGCGACGGCGTGGACCTGCTGGACCGGTTCCTGTGGGACACGCAGAACGTGTGCGCACAAGTTTACGCCCCGTGGGTGCTGCGCCGTGGGACCGGTGGCGCCATGGTGGGTACGACGGCGTTGAAGCCGACCTGTGAGTTCCTGTTCGGGACCGAGGTGGGTGATGAGTCGCGTACGGTCCATGACTACCTGCGGCGGGCGAAGCTCCCGGCTGGGCGCTGGGACCTGATGCCGTGGGACCGCGTGGGCAGGTACGCGGACTTGGACGCCCGGCTGACGCTCATGCTCTACCTGCGCCAGAACCACGACCTGGGCGTGTACGCGCGGGGTGGCTGGCACGACCTGCCGGCTCCGTCGGGTCACGTGCTGGACCACGCGTACCGGCGTATGGAGGTCACGCGTATGCTGGTGAGGACCGAGCGCCGGGGCCTGCCGTACGACCCGGTGGCGGCGCGGGCGGCTGGGGACCGGCTGAAAGCCGAGCTGGTCGAGCTGGCCCGGTCGCTGCCGTTCGAGCCGAGCGTGAACGCGGCAAAGCGGTTCTGGTTCGCCCCCAGGTCTGAGGGCGGCATGGGTCTGCCGCCGTATGCGACCACCGCACAGGGGGCGCCGAGTCTTACGGCGTCGATCCTGGACCGCATGGTGCGTGACCACATGCCGCATGCGGAGGAGTTCGCGCGCTACCGGGGCTGGGACTCGGCGGTCTCGCGTTGGTACGAGGGCTGGACTTCCATGGCTGGCCCGGACGGGCGGCTCCACCCGACTTTCCGGCCGCACGGGACGGTCGCGGGTCGGTTCTCGGTGGTG